ACCTACGACACAATAGGGGGCTTTGTGGGCGACGAGCAAGAAAAGCTGAAGGGGCCTATGTACATGGGGCCGCAGTGGTTTACAGAACAAATGAAGGATATCTACTGATTTGGTGTATGATTCAGTAGAATTCTAATCCAACTCCATTGCCATTAAGGAACGTCATGGCTGAAGAAAAACAAAATCCCTCCGGTTTTATCACATGGACTGATGATTCTAGCAGGCAGGAGGCTTTTGATACGGCCTCTGAAGGCATAGAGCTATATGAAGGCATTCAGAGGACTACTGCTTTTCGTTCATTTTTAGATATTGAAAGCAATAGGTCTGTCAGAACCGGGATGAACAGGGGGGATTACGACCGCTTCAGAAGCGAAGAGTCCGTTCCCAAGAAACAAAAAGACATTATGCGCATGTGCATGGATGCGTATAGCAAGGTTGGAATTATAAGAAATGTTATCGACCTTATGGGTGACTTTTCAAGTCAGGGCGTCATGCTGGTCCACCCCAACAAGAAGATTGAAGCCTTCTATAGAAAATGGTTTACGAAAGTCGGTGGACCAGAACGTTCTGAAAGATTTTTGAACACGCTCTATAGGTGCGGAAATGTTATTGTCAAGAGGCGTACCGCAAAGATTAGCAAGAGAATTGAAGACGGTTTTAGAAACTCTAAGTCTGCCGACATAGATGTTGAGCTTCTGTCTGTCAAGAAGCGAGAAATTCCTTGGAAATATGATTTTCTGAATCCGTTGTCGGTTGAGGTTGTCGGAGGCCAGCTTGCTATATTCGCCGGGGAACCTGAGTATGCTCTTAGGATTTCTACATCCCTGAGAAACATGTACAAAAAGAATCAATCCGTAGTATCTAATATGCCATTGGATTTGGCCAGCCAGATGGGAAAGGGTCTTGAGTTAATACCGCTAGATAAAGAAAAGCTGAGAGTTTTTCATTACAAGAAGGATGACTGGAACATTTGGGCAAGCCCAATGATTTATGCCATACTAGATGACATTATCATGCTAGAGAAAATGAAGCTCGCTGATATTGCTGCTCTAGACGGGGCTATTTCTAACATCCGTCTTTGGAAGCTGGGTGACCTCGACAATAAGATTCTCCCCACGAAGGCTGCTATCAACAAGCTCCGCAACATCTTAGCAAGCAATGTTGGTGGTGGCACAATGGACTTAGTCTGGGGTCCAGAGCTAGATTTTAAGGAATCCAATTCTCAGGTATACAAGTTCTTGGGTTCAGAAAAATATGACCCGGTGTTGAACAGCATTTATGCCGGTCTGGGAGTTCCTCCAACTTTGACGGGGCTTGCCAATGGCGGTGGAGGATTTACAAACAACTTCATCTCTCTTAAAACCTTGGTTGAGAGACTGGAGTATGGGCGCACGCTTCTCGTGGGTTTCTGGCAAGAGGAAATCGAGCGCGTACAGAAAGCTATGGGATTTAGATTCCCAGCAAGAGTTCACTTTGACCAGATGGTTCTTTCTGATGAGGCTGCTGAAAAGAATCTTTTGATACAGTTAGTAGATAGAGATTTGATTAGTGGTGAAACCGTGCAAGAACGTTTCGGTGAAATTCCAGAGATTGAAAAAATCAGAATCAACCGAGAGCATCAGAGCAGAAGTCGAGAGAAGACTCCTCCGAAAGCTAGTCCTTATCACAATCCGCAGCACAGACAGGACTTGGAAAAGATTGCTCTTACACAGGATTTCCTATCTCCTCACGAGCTTGGCCTTAAGCCTTCTGATGAAAGCGGTCCTCATCCTCTCACAAACCCGGACGACAGGCCGGAATTTGACGAAGAGGAAGAACTGAAGAAGCTGGAGCGGAAGCAAACCATAATGAAGCCTCCGCAAGAAAAATTTAAGCCTACGGGTAGGCCGGAAGATGGCAGGCCCAAAAACTCTAAGGACCAGAAACCTAGAAAACAGAAGGTAGTTAAAACTAGGCAGGCGGCTTCAGACTTGGCTAATTTAATGCTCTGGGCGGCTTCAACACAAAAGAACATCTCTGAAATACTTAACCCTGCTTTACTCCACGGTTATGGTAAGTCAAATCTTAGGGGTCTGACGAAGTCTGAGATGGACGAGATTGAATATATCAAGCTTTGTGTTTTATCTAATATGCAGCCTTACGAGACGGTAGATGCAGAGTTGCTCGTTTCAATATTAGAGGCTGGAAACCCCGCTGATAAGCAAGTGCTTGAGATTTACAAGCAGCTAACAAAGGATTTTGCTGTCGCTAATGACCGCCACCCCACACTTGAAGAGAAGCGTTATCTTCAATCTTCCGCCTACGGGCTAAGGTTCAGTGAGGTGTAAATTACCATTAAATACAAAAATTTCAGATTGTGGTGTATATTCAGTTGAGGTTTTTCTATGACAATAAAAGCATACGCAGCAGAAATAAATGATGGCTTAGCTGATGCTATCCTAGATAACATCAGTATAGCTTATCAATCGGTAGCTCAACCATACGAGCCAGTATGGGCCGACATTGAGCGAGCCGAATTTTTAGCTAAAGCCACCAGCAACCCAGACCAGTTTGACCTTTATTATCTTAACTCGGTACTAGTTTCTACGGGTTGGAATAGAAACGATGATGTATTCGATTATAAAGAAACATGGTCCGCTAGGAATACTCCAGAGGACAAACCCTTTAATTATATGCACGATGAAGCAGATATTATTGGTCACATCACTGGCAACTGTGTTGTAAGCGACGGCAAAATTATGGCGGCTGACCTGCAAGAGCCTCCTAAGAAATTTGACATTATAACCAGCGCGGTTCTTTACAAGAGTTGGTCCGACGAAGAAAGAGCCGAACGTACTAGCAAGCTTATCTCTGAGATTGAGCAGGGCGAGTGGTTTGTGTCAATGGAGTGTTTGTTTGCAGGATTTGATTACGCCATTGTTTCACCAGAGGGTGACCACAACATCATTACCAGAGACGAAGCTTCAGCTTGGCTTACCAAGCACCTAAGAAGCTATGGCGGTGAGGGTGAATACGAAGGTTATAAACTTGGAAGATTACTAAGGAATGTTTCTTTTTCGGGTAAGGGATTGGTAAGTAAGCCAGCAAACCCCGCTAGCGTCATTCTAAAGAATGATGTGAATCCTTTTGAAAGTAAGGCATCATACGCAATTCAAAAATCTAGTATATGGGAGAAGAATAACATGGCTAACGATAATTTGCTAGAACAGCAAGTCGAAGAGCTTAAGTCCCAGCTAGCCAACGCCCGTGAAGAGGCAGAGGCTGCCAAGGATGAGATTTCTCGTCAGAAGGACGAAGAAATTAAGACTCAGGTCGACGCTCTAGAGGCTTCTATTTCTGAAAAGGAAGAAGCTGTTAAGGCTAGTGCCGATGAGCTAAAGACTGTTCAAAAGACTATTGCTGCGCTAGAAGAAAAACTAGCTACAAAAGACGCTGAGCTTACTGAAGCTCTAGAGAAGATTGAAGCCAGCGAGGCTGAAGTCAAGACAATGGCTCGTAAGACCGCTCTGATTCAGGCCGGTCTCAAAGGCGAAGCTATTGACACTGCTCTAGAAAAGTTCGCTGAAGCAAGCGACGAAATGTTTACAGAAATCGTTCAGCTTATCGCTTCCAAGGATGTCGAGGTCGAGGCAGAGACTCAGGTCGATGAAGCCGAAGCTCTTGATTCCGAAGAAGACGCAGAAGCCGAAGATACTGAAGACACTGACGACGCTGAAGCCGAAGCTGACGCCGAGGTTCTAGAGGACGTTGAAGAAGCCGTTGAGGCTGCTTTGGCCGACGACACCGATGCCGATTCTGTTCAAGACGCAAGACTAGCCGCAAGCGCATGGCTAAGAGATAGCGTTTTGAAGACTACCGCATCGCTGACTGATGACGAGAACTAAATGAGACCTCTGCTGGAGCGAGGCTAAGTCTCATAACATACTTTATAAAAAAACGGAGATATAACAATGGCTTTAAAAGCTGATAGACACGAACTTCAAACTGATATTTCTTTCTTCATGAATGAAGTCGCCACTCGTGGCGGTATTGCAATTATGAAGGGGACCATCGCTGGCACCACAGCCGGTTCAGGTGCTGCTATGGACCAGAGCAACGCTTTGGTAACCTACGAAAGAGTTGTCACGGTGGCTGCGGGCGCGGCGGGTTCTACGGCAATTTCTGGTGTCGTTCCGGTTGGCTTGCTGCTTAATGATATGGTAAACCTTGACCTTACTCGTCAGCACATTAACTGGCATAAGGATGAGGTCCAAAAGGGCGGTAAGGTTACTCTTCTTAGGAAGGGTTGGGTTGTTACCGATAAGATTTATCCCGCCAACACCCCTGTCGCTGGAGGTTTGGCCTATGTGAGTCATAGTGGATTGATTGCTACAAGCAACCACTGCACTGTGACCCAAGACGCCGATGACGTATTGGGCGTTGGTCGCGTTGTTGGTCGATTCTTGTCCACGAAGGACGAGGATGGCTATGCGAAGGTAGAGATTAACCTTCCGAACACCAACGTTCCTTCTGTTGACGACATTATCGGATAAGACTGTTTACCTTAAAATTAAGAATAGAATATGGAGAATAAATAATGGCAAGTTTTATGCAAAGACCAGACGAGCAGTTTATCGAATTGCTCAAGCGTTCTGGCAGTTCCGAGAAGAACGAGGCCCTTGCCGCTCAGCGCGAGCTAGCCAAGGCTCTTGAGCTTCCTCTTCGTCAGGGTGTTTTGGTCGGTGATATTGTGACTGGCATTTTTGAAGCCATTCCGATGGAACCGGGCACAACTTCAGAGTTCCCACTAGACCTTTTGGCCCCCGGTGAAGAAGACGAATTCGTCGCCTACACCAACCCCGGCCATGGTCGTATTCCCGAGCGTCATGTTGAGGGCGACTACGTAATGGTCCCCACTTATAGTATTTCCAGTTCAATCGATTACCTCCTTCGCTATGCGCGAGAGGCTCGTTGGGATATTGTAGGTCGTGCCGCTCAGGTACTTGAAGCCTCATTCGTCAAGAAGATTAACGACGACGGTTGGCACACTGTTCTAAGTGCTGGCGTTGACCGTAACATCTTGGTTTATGACAGTGACGCTTCGGCTGGTCAGTTCACCAAGCGACTTGTTAGCTTGATGAAGACCGTCATGCGACGTAACGGTGGCGGTAACACCGCATCACTCAACCGTGGTCGTTTGTCAGACATTTTCCTTAGCCCAGAAGCTTTGGAAGATATCCGTAACTGGCAGGTTGACCAGATTGACGAAGTTACCCGTCGTGAGATTTATGTCGCGGCTGATGGTGGTGGTGTCCTTACTCGAATCTTTGGCGTGAATCTTCACGACATCGATGAACTCGGTGATGGTCAGGAATACCAGACCTTCTTTACCGACGAGCTAAGCGGTGCTCTTGAAGCAGGCGGTTCTGATGTTGAACTAATTGTTGGTCTGGACCTCCAGAGCAACGATAGTTTCATCATGCCGATGAAGCAAGAAGTGCAGGTCTTTGAAGACGACTCGCTCCACCGTCACCAGCGCGCTGGTTGGTATGGGTGGGCCGAACTCGGCTTCGCAGTGCTTGATAACCGTCGAGTTCTGCTAGGCTCATTCTAAGCTATATACTAGCTGGCCTTAAAGGAAAAGCCGTCCTATTAACATAGGGCGGTTTTTTCTTTATGGTGTATATTAGATTAGAAATTGACCCTTTGTCACCCTAAAAGGATGCTGAAATGGCTCTAGTTATAGCCGATAGGGTTAAGGAGACTACCACTACAACCGGCACCGGCACAATTAATTTGGCTGGTGCTGTGGCGGCATTCCAAACCTTTGTTGCTGGCATTGGCACTGGTAATACCTGTTATTACGCCATAACCAGCGGGAACAACTGGGAAATAGGTCTTGGTACGGTCACCGACGCTTCTCCTGACACCCTTTCTAGAACGACGATATTAGATAGTAGTGCTCAAACCGCCACTTTAACATTTGGCGATACTGAATTCGATGATGTCAATAATGGCACTCTTGCGCTGATAGATACTGCTGGCCTAAGCAAAACCTATATAATCAAGAATGATTACTCCGCGTCGGCTGCGACAGAATTCAATACAGGTAGCTCCCGAGGGGTCGCCGCTGCAAATCTTGCACAAGTCGTGGAAAGTTCTAATGGGCATAATGGAACTATCTACGCCATGGACAGTTCCAATGTACGCTACTCGTCAGGCGGATACGACTTCTCAGACGGCGTGGTTAACTTCAAACAGGCTACAGGCGGGGCTGTAGGAAATACCACCATCACTACAGCAGCCAGCTTCGATAGCACTACGGATGTAAATATTGGCTCCGCGTTTACAGACAGTTCCATTACCCTTAGCGGCACTTCTACGGTATTTGCCACATACCCCGCCGCTAAATCTGTGCATTTAGATGCTAGCGGCAATTTATCTCACACTGTTGATATTAGCAGCGACACCAATCTGGTCGGTGGCACAAATATTACGATAAGTGGCGACACCCTCAACGTAGACGATGCGTTTCTAGTAAATGACGCTAGCGATACTACAACCGGAACAATCACCGCTGGTGGCTTTACCACTACCGGAACGTGGACTTTTGATGAGTCCACATCTGGCACTATCGGTATAACAACAATCCAAGACTCTGGAAGCTCC